GACGTAGGAATCGCACTTACTTCAACAGCAGTATAACCTTGATGGATAAATACTATGGATAGATTGGTCCAACCTACCAACAGATAATGATAAAGCCATCAGATTTATTCAAAGAAACTAAAGAAGTTATTGAGGTTGTAGAAGATACTATCTCTGACAAACATCCACTCGAAGAGAATATGTCTCTTGCGGTGAGTGTGATTGATGGTGCCTTTAAAACAATTCAAGAGCATATCCTCACAACAAATAAGCAAGAACTTGATCCATATAAGAATCAACTTCTTGAAGTTTATAATGTCTGTTACGATCTTGCGGAGAATCAACTTCCAAGATTTAAAAGAGAACTTATAAAGTCTGATATAAAAACAGATTCCAAAATTGGCAAACTTCGTGAGGAAGTATATAATACTCTTGAAGAAAGACTTGAAGAAACTAAGGAGACCATTCAGGTCTACTTTAGAGAAGAGGTAAAAGAACTCAAACTCCTGAGATCAAATATTGTTCAGGTTGAAAAATACATTAAGGAAAATGCCTCAGCAATTGTTGACTTAAGAGAGGAAGTATTTGCTCAACTTAGAGAGTCTAATACGGATTCTGAAGTCAATCAGATTGTCATTCAAGATAAGTTAGAGGAGATTAGCAAAGAGTATGAGACTCTAAGTGAGGGTCTTCTAAATGAACCTCCTACTTCGGGTACTGATGATCCATTGATGGATCAGAATTTTGTTACTCTCGATCAATTACAATCTCACTATAAACTTTTTGTCAACAGAGTTACACAACAACTTTCCACACTTGGCGGTGGAGGTGAAGTCAGACTTGAGTTCCTGGATGACATTGATAGGTCTACTGCACTGATTGATGGTAGAGTTCTGAAGTATGATGCCAGTGTTGGAATCTGGACTGGTGCTGTTGTAACTGGTGGGGGTGGTACATTCTCTGGTAATTACAATGATCTGACTAATACACCGGTTGGTATTGTTACTGATGGAAGAGGTACTGTTGGTCAACTCCTACAACATGATGGGTCATCCTTTGTTGGTATCTCATCTGAAACATACTCTGATTTTGTAACTGATTGTGGTCAAGGTTATTACGCATATACCACTGATTTCTATACTGTGGGTGTTGCTAACACAATCCAAGGACTAACAGAAGATACTTGGAATCTCCTACAACCTCAGGTAGCTGCTACATATAATCATCAGACACATCAGATGCAAGCAGCCAACAGTGGCAATCCTTATGTTGGTTCAGGTGCTACTATTGGCACCGGTCAAACAACATTCTCTCTGGCAGGTATGGGTGCTGGTGCTAACTGTCTTGTGAGAGTTGCATTCAGATTTACACCTGACGTTGATGATAGCGACATGGACATCAGACTTAAATTCACTACGAATACAGCTACTCAGGGAACTGGACTAACTAACTTTACCATCGCTAAACAAGCATTGGTTGTTACACAGGGTGCTGATGAAGAATATCCTGGTGAAATTCTAATTCCATTCTTTGTTGGTTCAACATTGGAAGGATCAACTACATCAAATGCAGGTAAGTTTACCATTGAGGCAAACCCAAGTGATGAAGGAGATCTAGAGGTCTTGGCAGTAACAGTAGCAGTGGACAACTAGGAGAATTATGGGAGTTAAAATTTACGAAGACGAAACCAAAGGTAGAGTTATCTTTGACACTGGTAGAAGAAGAAGGTCAGCACCTCTTGGTGGTGTTGTCCAAGCTTCTGCTTATGTTAGAGGTGGAGTTACTTCTACCAGTCGTGTCACCATCGTTAGAAGTGATAAGTTTAAGAGAGATGGTGTAACACCTAGAAGAATTTTTAGAAGACTTCGTATTTCTTCTATTGAAAATGAAGGTGGTACAAGACTCGTAAGTGGTCTTGGGTATAACATGACCCAAGTCATTGATTATATTAATTCATTGGGAACATCAGCTCCTAATGAAATTGAATTCAAACGTGATGGTTCCACTCAAGGTAAGGGTAACGTACTTGACTTTGTTGGTTTTGATGGTGCAACTAGAAGTGGTAAGACACTTACCATTACAGCTCCTAGTGGAGTAGGTACAGAGACTAGTATCAATACTACTGGTATCATTACTGCAACATCCTTTACAGGAAGTGGTGCAAACATCACTGGTATCTCAACTCTCAATATCGTTGATTATGGTGTTGGACTTGGTGGAGGAGGTGGTGCAGGAAATCCTGTTACTAGTGGTATTGTAACTGGTATTGGAAATACAACTCTTAGACTTACTCTAAATGATGCATCATTTGTTGATGTAGACATGAGAAATCTCATGGGGGTTGCTGGAGTTTCATCATCTAGAATGTTCTATCACAATACTGGGGCAGCTGCCACTAGTATTCACAATTGGAGTAATGGTCCATTATTCTATGGTGAGAAACTGAAGAAGGGTGATGAACTAATCCTTACTCCTGGAACACACCATTGGCAAGTTGGTCTATGGGCTGGTAATACAACCGAATCCTCTAATCTTACTAGTCCCAGTAAGTGGACAACCAAGTGGTACTTTAAGCCAAATCATCAAATATCAAATGATTCTAATTCAAGTTACGGTACTGTAGGTATTGGTCTGAATAGAACTATTGATATTCAAGGAAGTGCATTAATCCATTCTCTTAGATGGGATTATGCAACTAACAAACTTGAGTTATGGGAAATTGATGGACCACACAGTTGGCACATTGATAGTGCTACTGTAGCCATGGGAGTAACAGAGAGTTATATTCACTTTACTTCTTACACAGATGGATATGAACCTGGTAATGGTTCTCAAAAGAGAACATCAGAATACACAAAGATATCACAAACTGCTACTGGATATGTTGCTGACTCACTTCATATCCGTGATGGATTTAAGAACAATGATGTATGGAAAAATAACAATGGTTTTGGACCTGGAATGAAACTGAAGTTTACCATACCTGCCAGTCACCAAAATGTATATTACTCCAATAACTATCTTGGTTCTGGTACTTTAGAGAGTGGTGAGAGTGGTGCGTATCAAAATGGTGATATGACATGGAGAATTTCACAGTTCGAGAAGATTCATAAATTTGAAAGATGTGGTATGAATACCAGTTATACATCACTGTTTGATGATATCACGGAAACTGTACCAATTGCTGGTAGGAATTGTTCTTGGAGATATCATTTAGATAACTCTTGGGATATCTTTGATGAAGATACTGATGAAGTAATCCTTACTGGTGATAGCAATTACGATGGAAATCCTATAAACCCATATGTTTTCCCAACAGCTGGGTCAACCAATATGAATCAATTGGTATTTGATTGGGAACCTGAATATAATGGAGCTCAATGGTATTGTGAGCATCGTGATTGGTCAGTTGGATCAACAAGATACTCATGGCCTGCAGGTAATGATAAAGTAAAACCATTTACACGATTTGCTGATTCTGGAGAAACTGGACTTAACGGTTCTGTCTGGGCGGTAACTTGGGGTGAGAAGATGAGACCTGGACAAGAGTTCCAATTCACAGTACCCGCATTAACCTCCAATCTCAGTGGCTCACAAAACTTCTGTATTGGTTATCTTGCTAGTGATTATATAACTTTGACTGGATTAAAGTTCTATAGGGATGGAACACTCAAACCACAATCAGAGCAAACTAGTGGAGTCACACTGAATGCTGGTGCTAATTTGTCAACTGATTATAGTGGTACAGATTTCAGAATTCAATATGAATATGGAACTAATAAGTTAAAATATTTTACTCTGGTCAATAGTGTTAGAACACTTATTGCTACTGCTGATGTTACTTTAGATGGCAATCCAATCTTCGTTTCTCTTGGTGGTGACAGATCATATGTTCCTACTGCTACTGGTGTTCAAGTATATGGTTGGGAGTTTGCTCACCATAAAAATGAGAAAAATAATAGAGGTGAGCCATGGTATAACCCCTGGAATCAGTGGAGAGTTAATGGATTCCCTAGATCTATAGTTGGTCTTTCAACTGGTAAACATGCTTTAGCAACTACAGTCAGAATTGAAAGAGACTCTGTTCTAAGACACAAAGATGGTCTTCCCAAGGGATATCAAATGAAGTGGCAGACTGCTCTTGACGTTGTTGGAAACACTAGAGTTGGAGTATGGAAAACCAGTAACCCTGCTACAAGCGATGATATTGATTCACAAGCGTTTGCACAATGGGACTGGAGTTTCCAAACTGGTGGAGATGAAGATATTGATGGTCCTGATATGAATGGCATGACTATCAATACCAGCAACTCAAATTATGTTGGTGGTTCTGACCTTGAATGGGAGAATCCAAATCCTGGTGTTGTTATAATTGGATTTAGATATCACAATGACAATACTGTGGATCTGTATGACTTTACTGGTCAAGAGGTTATTGCAACTGTTGATGGTGTACAGGATGGCAATCCTATACACATCTCTCTAGCATTTAACAACGAAGTTGGACCATCCAGATTCCAGGATAACTTCTTTGGCGGTGGTGATGTAAGTATTGCAACTACAACTAATTAATTAACTTATGAGTAATGATGTCTATTTGGGTAATCCCCTTCTAAAGAAGGCGAATACACCAATTGAATTTACACAAGATCAGATTGAGGAGTACATCAAGTGCAAAGAA